GATTGCTGATTATGGGCAGCGTGACCAGATTTGTGATGTCACGCACAAAGTTAAGGCCGAGCTGTGTGATACCCATAACAGCATCAGAGAATATGCCGATGATGTTGGCAGTCAACTGCTGGCCATGCTCTCCGCCAAGCGGCGAAAAGATATAGGCAATAGCCTGAGCATAATTGCCCGCCATTGCCATGATTTCGGATGCGGCATCAAACGAGCCCACTATGAAGCTCTTGATTCTCCCTTGATTCTGGGCAAGGTATCTGTCTATGCCACCAACCAGATTAGTAGCCATGGTTATTCCGATAGAGGTAATTGCTCCCGCCTGCTGACCCAGAGAATAAGCAAATGTATTCAGAAAGCGATTAGCCGCATCCTGTACTTCTTTAGAACCGAATATTTCCTTCAGGCTCTGCATGATGGATTCGGCAGACCTCTTGAGTGGTTCAAGCGTCACATTTCCAAGTCCGGCAGCAAAGCCCTTGCTGAAGATGTCTCTCAGCTCCTTGGCTCTCTTAATGAGTCCATCCAGAGCCTTACTCATGCCGTTGGCATCTTCTTCGCCCTCCGCAAGCTTTCCGAGATCCATGGCACCCACAGGGCCAGTTGCCCCGCTTTTCCCTTTAGGACTGGAACTGCCGGAAGAGGAATCGTCACTGTTTGCGCTCATGGCGTTGATCTGATCAAAGCCCATCAGGGAGCGCATCTCTTTAGCTGCCTTCTTTGCGGCATCGCCAACACCGGCAGTGCTGTCGGACAGATCGTCTGCGGCGCCAGAAGCATCTTCCATTCCGGTGCCGGCATCCGCAGCCAAATCACCAATGTTTGCCATCCCGCTGCCTTCTGTGGACTTTTTCCCGGTGATCAGCTCCGTAAAGCCTTTGAATGCCTGGGCCAGTTTTACCAGCCCGGCCATTAGATTGTTAATCATTTTGAGGGCCGGCGTCAGTACATTGATCAGCCCCTGTCCAATTGCGGCTGAGAAGCTTTCGAACTGAAGCCTGAGAATACGCACCTGGTTTGCCCAGCCCCCCGATGTTCGTGCGAAGTCTCCGGATGCTCCGCTCAACTGATTGAGAACAAACTGATATCTAAGAGCGACTTTCTCCTGCTCAGACATCTGTGCAGTAGTCTTGCCGAAACCGTTGGCCAGAGCAAACTGATCAAGGGCAGTCTGCGTCATGACAACGCCAAGGGACTTCAGTCCCTCAGTCTCACCGGTAAACACTGCCTTCAGTTTTGTGAATGCATCTTCCTGATCCAGGTTGTAGAAAGAGGCAATATCTCCGGCAAGGCCCGCCAGCGTCGTGCTCATTTCATAGGCAGAATCCTGTGAAAAGCCAAACGCCTTCCCCATGGCGCCGAACGTTCCGACAAACTGCTTGGCCATTGTTTCCGACAGGCCAAACTGGGTAGCGGCGTTCTGGGCGAATTCATTCACCTTATCGCTCATAGATCCAAATGTGACATCCACCACATTCTGGACTTCGGACAGATCGGATCCGAGATCAATGCATTTCTTGGCAAATGCAGTAAGGCCGGCAACAGACAGTCCCATTCCAAGCGTTTTTGCCATCTTGCTCATGGCAGAAGACGTCATGCTCTGCAGATTATTCAGTTGTCCTTTGTATGTCTGCTGCAGATTGTTCATCTGCTTGGTAAATGGATTTCTGCTCAGGACAAGGTCCAGACTAACCTGTCCAACACTGTTTCCACCTGGCATATCACTCACCTACTTATTCTGCGCCATAGCTATAAACGCCTTTTTAATTTCTTCCAGAAAAGCGTCTCTGCTCTCCGGCTTAACATTCTTTGCGCGTCTGTTTAGCCATTCATTTCTGATTCTGCGCTGCTCTTTTGTGAACTGCTTCAGATTGTTTCTGTTTGTTTCTGATCGAATGGACACGACCCGACCTAAGGCTGTGTCCGGAGAGATGCCTACCAGCAGGCTCTGGAACTCATCCCACTTCATGCCATGCAGGTCGCGCGATAAACGAATCCCGTACTGATCCTGAAATGATGACACTATCAGGTCGAAGTCATCGATCAGGTCATAGTACGGGTCACTGCTCTCCCGGCTCTTCTTCCCCCATAATCAGATTTGTGGCCTCCTCTATGATGTCCATAAGTGACCGGGCGCTCAGCTTCTTACCGTTCTTTCTGACTGAACAGATCTTATTCATATCTTCTTCGCTGAATATCAGGCTCAGGGCGTTCCCGATCGCAGCCATGTCATTGATTCCACTTTTAAACAGCCCCATCAGGCGGATCATGACCTCGGCATCTGCATTGACCTCTATTTCGTTACCGGCAATAATCATCTTCGGATTCTCGTCAAAACTGAGCTTGTCAGTGATATCTATGGTCTTCGCCATTTCTTCCTCCTATGTGAAAAAAGGACCGCCATGGACTATGCCATAGCGATCCTCGTTATCTGTTATGCTGCCGGTGTAACGGTCGGCTTGCCGTTGCTCATAACATCGAATTCGAGCGGAGCCACCGCAGTGGAATCGCCGGATCCAATGTTGTTGACGTTGATTACAGCATCGGTAAATGTCACCACTGTACCGTCCGGGAATGTCCACTCAAACGGTCTTTCGGCTTCACGCCCATTTACCCACGCAATGCCGGCCACCTCGTCATTGCCGGTGTCTCCGACATTCCTCTTAGCTGTTACGGAAATGGTGATACCCTTGGCGGTCAGCAGGCGCCTTACCCAGCCCTCATGATCGAACGGATGCCATTCCTCAACGCCATTATCGAATGCCACACTGAATGTCTCGCAGTCTGCGATGGCGGACATGGTAGCGTAATTCTCGCCTGTTCCGATCTTAAACTGATTCTCATAGCAGGGATATACACCAGTAGTAGTAGTAGTTTCGCCAGCCATAATACTTACCTCCTGTAATAAATGTTAATTTCGATTACGTACTCATAAATTCCATTGTCATCGGTTCCTACCGCGACAGGCTCTGGGACATTCGGCTGAATGTACTGAATATGAGATCCGGAAGGGACATCAATGTCAGTGACGCAGAAAAGGTTATTCCATAGGCGCTGTGCAGCAACTTCTGTTTCGTTGGCATTCCGGTTCCAGTGCAGGAGCAGCGAGATATGCTTAATGTCGTAACTGCCACCTTCCGCTCCTCCCAGAGCTATGACCGGACGCTCACCGCCAGGCTTACTATATACACCCAGGGATTTCTCCTTCTTGTTGTCCAGACGGCCGATATAGTAGTTTTCTGCAACATTTAATGTTTTCAACCAGTCGCGGATCTCTGCCAGCGTCATCATAGCCCAGCCTCCTGTTTGTAAAACGCTTCGAATGCCTTTTTTGAGAAGCCGGCATTCTTCCCGCCATCTGCCCAGTCTTCAAACCAGTGCGATTTTGCATGGGGGTTTCCGTCATGTTTTACGGTTTTTCCTTTTTCGACACTCTCCCATGGTTCCTGATGGAAATTATACTCCGGATGGAAATACAGCCTCCTGGCGTAGGGTGTGCTGGACACGATCTCTGTACGACCCGCGGAAGCTTCGGAAACATCAATGAATGTAGCATCATTTTGCAGATGACCCTCCCGATACGGGATCACCTGCGCCTGAATAATTTCCGTCAGCAAGGCATCCGTTGTTTTTTCCAGTGCCCTGACAGCTGCGTGGTCTAATTCTTTTACTCTGCCTCGAAACAGTGTGATCTTGGCACTCATTTGAACCGCACCTCCGTATAATTAACGGTGCCATCAGGATTTCTTGCCTTGATCCCCTCGGCTATCTCTCTGCGTTCTCCAAAGATCTCGCCATAGCCTCCTGTCAGGTTTGACAGGCCAGGGTAAATATCGCCATTAAACAGTGCTTTGCCTGTAATCCGGATATACTTCTGCTCACTGGTAAGCTCTACCCTTCCGCCATCCTGCCAGTTGCATGTGCCTTCATAGACAAACGCCTCAACAGGAGCACCGTCTTCGTCAAGCTCTTCTCTTTCAATAACCAGCCGGATCGGCGTTTTGCAGATCCGCGCTGGCACTAATTCTGGCCATCTCATACCATCACCTCAGCACTCTGCAGCACAAACCGGTCTGTTTCAGGAAAGAATACAGGTCTTTTGGCATGGCCACACCGTTCTCTACTGTCAAGTTCCAGGCATCCGTCCCGAATGCCATAGACACACCATTGATCGAGTATGAGGAAAGGATTGTATTAATTACATCCGCATTCTCATGTTCAAACAGAGCCTGTCTGCAGGTGACCTCTGTGATCAGTTCCTGCTGGAAGAGTGTCAGATTCTCAAAGCCCTGCGCCACGATCCGGTTGAAGGTCAGGCTGTCGATATGGCGCGAAGCTTTCAGTATGGCATCCTCAAGGCCTTCAAAGATCTCCAACCCCAGATTCATGTAATCTGTCAGTGTTGCATACGGTGTGTAAGCCATGATTTACACCCTTTTTCCTTCCCTTCTTCCGAACCGGTTCGAACTGTTCCGGTTCCTCCATGACTTCATAGCCATGATTTCGGAACCATTCAATCAAGTGAGGGTCATCCGTTTCCCCGGTCCCGTTTACAAAGGGCACGCTGGCACGTACGCCAGTGTACCCCTTAACAACTGTATGGATCTTAGCCATAATCAGGACCTCGTATAGTACGTCTTCGTACTGTCGAGCGCCACATCCGAGGTCAGAGCATAAGCACCGTGATTATACTCATAGTACGTTGCAATATCAGAAACATCCGGGCTTGCAACGGCTGTATAAGTATATGTCCCAGCCTTGACCTTGATCTTCCGGAAGATGCCGGCCGCTTTTGTCGCCTTCAGGACAATCGCAGCGTTCATCTCAACCTCACCCTTCTTCACTGCGCCGGCAGTGGAAAAGTCAGGAAGCCAGGTCTGCACCGGAGCAACACCGGAGAAGGACACGGCATGCAGTCCGTCAAGGCCAAGGCGGCCAACATAAAGGCTGGTGGTGCCATCGTCTGCAGTGCCAATGACATCATCATTACTTCCCGCTTTCGCACCGAGATCCACAAACGGAATGCCGGCATAGCTTTCAACCTGCTGACCGAAGTCGTTCATTTCCATCTGATACATGGAAGAACGGCGCGCGCAGGCGCGGAGCTTCGCGATCAGCTTCGTATTGCCGCCAATGAAGGACGGGCGGCCGTCCAGCTTGCCAAGAAACTCGTCCAGGAGGTCAAGGAAAGCGACGTAGTTGCTGGTTACTGCAGCGCTTGTGGACAGATCAATAGCCGAATCACTACCGCCGCCGTTGAACTCGGTGTCGGAGCCGGTGACAGCCACGTCGATTCCGTCAAACGCATTCGAATCCACTGCTGCGTCGCCGTTAATGAAGGTATCATTGAACAATGCCTGGGCCGCTTTGATCTTCTGGGCCTGCTGCAGTTCAACCTCGGAGACGATGCCGCCGAAGTTCGCCAGTACACGGTCAATCTCGTAGGCTCCACCGAAGACCTTGATATCGGTTGTATAACGCTGCCTCGTGACTTCCTGCGCAGTATATTCATTGTTGAACGCACGGAATGCCGCTGTGGGCTGCGTGATCAGCCGGGTATACGCATAAGTCGGTGTCGCTCCACCACCCGTCGGAGAAACACAATCATCAAAAGTAATGTGATCGAGAATCCAGTTGTTTTTCCGGAACTCATCGATCACGCCCATCTGCAGGTCGTCCTGCACGTTTTTCTTAGCTTCTGCAAGTGTTACTGCCATCTCTTACTCCTTTCATGTGGCGCTTCCGCCACTCTGTGCATTAAGCTTTGCCGCAATGGCCTCCTTCATGGAGAGCTGCCTGTCACCATTGCCGCCAACCCCTCCGCCGGCATTTCCGCCTTTTACGGAGCCAACAGAGAAACCGGCGCCCCCTTTGGTGCCCTTATCCTGCTCCTTCTCCTTGAACAGGAACGGTTTGCTCTCCCGCAGGGCCTTCAGCTGTTCGTCCAGACCGGTCAGCTTTCCGTCATCCCCGAGGATGAGCTTGGACTGATCCACAAGCCCTGCTACCAGATCAGCATCCTGTGCGTCTGTGATCCCGAGCCGGATCGCGTTAGCCAGCTTCATGGCCTTGATCTGTTCGGCATACTCGGTGTCCTTCTGCTTCGCTGCGTTCTGCAGGTCAGTGATCTGCTGCTGAAGCGCGGCATTGTCGCCGGCAGACTTCTTCAGCTCCTCCAGATCGTCCTCAGCCTTTTTCTTTGCGGTCTGCAGGTTCTTTTTCTCCTCGTTGACCTCATCGAAGCGGTTCTTCGGGACAAATCCCTTCAGTTCCTCAGCAGATGCGGATGCAGCCTTTTCAGCCAGATCCTCAGCAATTCCCAATGCGACAAACTCTTCTTTTTTCATGAATCAATTCCTCCTGAATTCAGATCATTATTTTTTCGAGGTTCAGTCCTCGCTCTTCCGTCTCTCCATTTACCGTCCGGAGATACCAGAGGGACGAGCCCGTTTTCGGGCATAAAGAAAACACCGGATGTCCGGTGCTTATTTACTGACTGTCTTTTTCTTTACCGGCTTTGCATCCGGCGGCTTCGCAGCCACAGATTCAGCGAGGCCTTTGCCGATCAGAACCGCTGCCCGTTCGGGTGTGACCTCGTACACGGTTCCGGCCTTTCGCTCCTTCAGGTCAAATGTTCGATCTCTAAAGGTCTGTGTTACTCTGATTTTCATCGGATTGCATCCTCCTTCCTTGATTTTTAAGCATAAGAAAACCACCCGGCTCCGGAGAGGGGTGGTTTAGATATCAGGCCATTCAGTGTATTCTTTTGCTTTTTCCGTTTCTTCTTCAATCAATCTGTC